CGTTTAAAGCTGATTGATTAAACGCATATAAACCTGCGGTAGTTGCCCAGTTGGTCCCAGTAGTCCCGAGAAGCAAGTTACCGCTGCTGTCGATGCGCATGGCTTCTGACCAAGAGATAGCCGCATTAGCAGAACCAGAAGCAGCATATCTCCAAACATGCGTACCATTCGCTTGATAGTATTGACTTGCTTCGTCTGTATTAATGTATTCCCAACGACTGTTTGTGCTATCTCTATAGACGTTGTTGCCCATATAAACACCAGCACCAGCACCTGTGCTATCTACATTTAACGTAAGGTTTCCACCAATTTGTAATGTATCAAAGCCAGACTGTATTGAATTAGGAACACACCCAATCCCAACGGTACCGCTGCTGTCGATGCGCATGGCTTCTGAGCCGTCTGTAGCAAAAGACATTTCATTTACATTATGGTCGTATGCTAATTGCCCACGATATCTATCTGCTCCAGTAGTACCATCAGCAAACATTAAATAAGCAGTGTTCGTTGTACCGCTGACAATCGTTACCCCACCCTCGTCAGGTGCTGCAATAACTAAATCTTTAGAATAGTAGCTACTAGGGGAAGTCGTCCCAATACCAACATTACCGCTGGAATCCAGTGTCATCGCAGTAGACGTGGCGTTGTCGTCGATGCCTTGTGATGTGAAGGCACCAGCTACAGTCACATTCCCTTGGAACGTACCGCCAGCAGATGCTGATACTGTGTCACTGGTCTGGAACGAAGCATAAGATACGACAACAACTTGGTCGCCACTCTCAGCGGCAACGGTCAGCGTAATGCTTGTGCTGTTAGTCGCCGTGAAGTCAGTACCGTCAACAAGGCGTACACCATTGTGGAACACATGTACCTTGGTCGGCGTGTAAACCAAGCCAGTGAGGGCTGTGGTTGTCGTGGTGATTGCGAAGGTCTTCTTGCGTTCAGCACCTGACGATACGACAGAAGCCCTTGACCCGATATATCCTGCCATGTTACACTGCCTCCTGTATTGTTAGTGTGCCAGCAGCAACCTGCTTGAGTATTTCTGCGTAGTGTCGGTTGGCTTCGTCTAGTGGGACTGATACGTGTTCACCATTTGCAATACAACTAATAGAACAGTTAGCATCTGTTAAGTTGTCTTTATTATACTTAGCATTTGTAATTGTCATGTTATTAATCATGTTTATAACTCCGCATCAAACGACAAAAATGACGAAACATTGTTGTTAGAAATTAACAGTCCAACATCCCCCGCATCTAAACCAGAACTTACAGTGCAAGTAATCCCTATGCTGTGTTTTGGATTGTCAGCAGCACCCGCTAAAGTAGGCACACCATTACAAGCAGTAACTGCATCTGCATTGTGATTAATAGCATAATTAGCTGCTGTTCCTGTTGTGCCTACTGCTGGTACAGCCCTCATTGGTGTTAATAATTTTATAGGGTTGCTGTGTCCTGTTGTTGAATAATTGAAACCCACCCCATACCGTTGGTAATTTGCGCCCACAGAATCAAACTTTTGAAAATAACGAAAGCACTTGTTTTCAGTAACACTTATTTCTTCTTGCTCAAACTCTGTAGCTACTGGACCTACTTCCATTTGTACGCCTGTGATGAAGAAGTTGTTGGCAGTGTTGCTAAAGAAGCTGTCTATGCCAGCGGCACGATTGGCTGACGTATCATTAGCCCATGATGCTGTATTTAATGTGCCGCCTGTATAGGTTGCGCCACCATTAAGCCAAAATTGTAACTGCAAACTGTTTGCATTATCATCATCCAATGGACTAGAGCCATCATCTACATCTGCTGGAAATGTAATTTCATGTCTGACCCAATCAGTAGTAGTATCAAACAGTTTTGTTATTTGTCTGCTATTATCATTATCATACAATTCAAGACCAAACGTAAATGAAGCACTAGCTTTAACATAAAAACTTACTGTTACTTGTTTTGCACCAACTACACCCTTACCTATACGTTGTAGGTTTTGACCTTCAAACTTTTGAGATAATAAAATAAACTCACCTGCAGCAATGCTAGTATCTGCTGTTGTGCAATCTAACTTTAGACAATTAGCAGAAATATTATTTGGGCCATCTGCTGTTTGTGACATCGTTAAACGACCAGCAGAAGTTGTTCCCATATTTATATGCCATCTGTCCAAAGTATAATAACCATCAGTAGCAACAGCAGCAACTGACGCACTTCTCTGTGCCACATTCATTGCACCGTTTATTACCATGTTACGATTAGACAAAGCCCCAGCATCATAGGCATCGTTGACCTCATCAAGCTTTGTCGTCCTAGCTAGGCCAACTAATTCTGTTTGCTTGCTCATTAGGTTTGCTCCATATAACTCATTACTACGGATACTTTATCTGCAACGGAGCAATCTACTTTGATAATATCGCCTACGTTGGCAATGATCTTACCATCAAGAATACTTAGTGCTGAACCTGCAGGAATTGGTACATCCTTTACAAGATATGCAGTAGTGTTCTGTGTCTGACTTGATTGAGTAGTAGTACTTACCAGAGTAACTGAGGCAGTCACCTGACTTGTATGCACGTTAGTCAAGTTCAACCCAAGGATAACAAGGGTGCTACCTGATTGAACTGTGTAGAGTGTCTCAGGTGTACCTGCACTTGCTGGAGCTACGTCCCGTGTAATTACCTTAAAGGTGTTTGCCATTTGTTTTTCCTATCCTAAAGCTATTGCCAAAGCCGTAGCTTCGTCTACTGTGGCAGCGCCAATGTCTGTTATTACTTCCGCTGCTGATCTGCCTTCAACGGATGAACCATTTATACGAAGGAAGTCATCGTCTGCAGCACCGCTTGTAAATACAGCTACGTTACCGTTGCCAATACCTGTGTCAGTTACTGCAGCTGTACCTAGTCCAAGTGATGTACGTGCAGTAGAGCCTGACTCTGCTACGAAGTTAGAACCATCACCTACGATAAAGTTACCGTTAGTTACAGCTAAACCAGCTACGTCTTGTAACTGTGCATCTAGTCTAGCATTGGCTACTGTACCTGTAAGCTGTGTAGCAACAATGCTTTTGTTAGTTAGTGTCTGTGATCCATCTAGTGTAGCGACAGTGCCATCAATTGCAATGTCATTAGCATTGGCGGTAATACCTGTACCACCGATAACATTGAGAGTAACGTCACCTGTAGTACCACCACCTGTCATACCTGCACCAGCAACTACTGATGTAATATCACCTACTGGAACAGTAGCTACTTGAGTATCTACGTAAGCCTTAATGGATTGTTGTGTTGCTAGATGAGTGGCACTGTTAGATGCCATGTTATCTTCATCTTTAATTGAAGTTCCACTTATTGTACCGTTAAGTACTGGGCTTGTCAATGTCTTGTTGGTAACAGTCTGTGAGCCTGTAAGAGTAGCTACTGTGTTGTCAATATCGACAGTCACACCATTACCACTACCTGTTGTAGTTATACCAGTGCCACCTGCTATTGTCAAGGATTCACTGTCAAGATCAATATTTAAAGCACCACCACTGTCACCTTGGAAGTCTAGATCTTGGGCAGTTACTTGGGCATCAACGTAGGCTTTAACTGACTGCTGTGTGGGTACAAGCGTAGCACTGTTTGAAGACATGTTGTCTTCATCAGCAAATGCCGTTACTGTAATAGTACCATCTGACAAGTTAGCAAAAGTAATATCACCAGCTGCTGCACCACCAATAGTTACACCATCAATTGTACCACCGTTAATATCTGCAGTGGTTAGTACGGATGAAGGTACTGTGACAACACCTGTAGAGTTAGCAATAGTTGCAGCGGCTGTACCGTCTTTAGCTTTAATGTTTGTAACTTCGATATTGGTAGTATCTACAGTGGTTGCATTAACTGCACCAATGTTACCTGTAGTAGAAGCCAGGGTTGTAATAGTGATAGCATTAATCGTACCACCTTCAACCTTGTCACCTGAGATTTGATTAGCTGCAAGTGTAAGTGTACCTGCAGATACATCAAGAGTTTTACCAGAGCCTACGGTAACATTAGATGTAGCAATAGCGGCACCGTCAATGGTACCGCCATTAATATCTGCAGTGTCAGCTACGAGGGCATCAGTAGTTACTGTACCATCGAAGTATGCATTTTTAAACTGTACAGAGCTTGTACCTAAGTCTATGTCGTTGTTAGTTACAGGAACAATTACACCGTCTTGAATGCGCAACTGCTCAACTGAGCTACCACCTACATCAACGAAGGCACCTACACGATTGTTAGTATTATCTACTACAATTTTATTGATGGGTGTAGCAACACCTGGATCACCAATAAGCCCAATGACCGGACCCTCTCCTGCAGTACCATCATGCTTGTGGCCTGTCTCATTGTGAAAGGCAGCTAATACCTGGTCAAACTCGTCATTAGAGTCTGATGACTGGATAATATCACCATCTGTATATGTACTTTGACGGGTGTAACCTGCCATATTCTCTCTCCTTTATCGACGTGCTGAAACGTCAAACTCTAACTGAAAACCTTTAAGTGAATAGGGAAATGATATGCCACTATCAACAACACGCAAGGCTACAGCAAAACCAGAACCTTCTACAGGCTGTCGCACTAGTGGGTTAGTCTGACCACCATAAGTCGCAGTGCCGTACAAGGATGTACCATAAATAGCCACAACCCTAGAGCTATCAAAAGGATAAGCTGCTGGGCGTGGTACGTCTGGTGCCTCATAGTCATAACGTAAGAACAGGTCTGCATTAATAGTACCTGTAGGTGCGTAGTTAATAATAACACGCTGAAAGTTTTTACGTATGCCAGCATCACCAGCAACAATATCAGGGCTACGGTAGCGACCGATGATAGTTGTACCATCAAAGTCATTACCTTGTTCTTGCCTGTAGACATAACCATCGTACCCACCGTGTAGTACATAAGTTACACCAGAACTAATTAGATAGTCTGTGCAAGAAGGTTGAATACCTTTTGTCTCAGAAAACTCATATGAGTCACCCTTACGTACACAAATAATACCTTTGGTCTGTGCTTGGGTTCTTTCCGATCTATTATTAAAAAATATACGGTACTGTGTTTTATCAGGTATAACCAAGGAATCAAACTCCTCAGGGTTAATGATACCCTCAAATCGTTCTTGAACTGGTAGACTGATTGTACCCAACTCAACGTCGCCAATGCGTTCAGTAGCAGCAACACTACGTAAACCATCTGGACCTAGGAATACAATATCACCAGCAAATTCCTGGACAGTGAATCCATTCTTACAACCAATCTCACGAGTAACAGGTTGCAGTACAAAGTCAGCTACAGTGTTGCCCGCAAGCTTGTAAATACGTTCTTCAGCAAAAATAAATAACTCTTCACGGAATACAGTAAGGGCAGTGATAGGACTGTCTATGCTTATAGAGCCAGCACCATCAGCTGAACTAAAGCTAGTAATGGAGTAGGGTGCAGTAAAAACTAGTTCTTGTCTATTACCAGACATACCAGCAAAGAAAGCATGGTTCTTAAAACCTGCTATAATTTTAGGGTCTGCTGGAGCACCAGTAGCACTGATGTCAGTTACTGTTGTACCATTGTAATACGAAGCATTATTAGCCCCATCAGCCCAAGCAATATAATTTATACCGCCGATGTTAAAACGGTTGAAGGTATACTTACCTGCACCAGTTCTACCAGTATCAATCTGAGTCCAATACTGCTGTACCACGGCATTATCTAAATGAGCAGCTGCTGAAGTAGAGTTTGCACCACGAGTACAACCTGTAAAGGTAGTAGAACTTACACCTGTGTATGTTACTTGTTCAGAGCCGATTAAGATTGTACCGACAGTAGAAAAACCTGTTGTGCTGTCTACCGTAATTGTAGTTGCAGAGTTATTAAGTGCGCCATTTAATGCGTTAGTAGCACCTGTTGCTTTGAAGATCTTTTCTCCACGAGCAGCTATAACTTGATTGTCGTAAAAAGCAGTCATTAGTACAGGTTCTGTACTAGCAGATGTGTGTGGAACAATATTAGTATTCCACTTTTGATAACCAGTAATACGTCTGTACCCACCCTTAGTGTCAGGCTCAAAGTTTTCTAACTCAAGAGCCATACCAGGATTCATAGCAAAGGTAGATTGGTTGAGTACCAAGCCGCCCTGCAGAGGGAAGATGAATGGATTTAAACCTGATTCGTCTGCCATTAGAGGCTAGCCAATGAAGTTGTGTTCCTACTCAGGACAGTAGACCTAATGTAGTCTGCCCTATTCGCTAAAAGAGTTTGCATATTTTTAATACCTTGCTCAAACCTAGCAAAATTTAACTGGTACTGATTGACCTCACCACGGTACTGGTAGCCATACGCAGTTGCACCATCGACAATTACTTGTCGGTACTGCTGAGGAATTGTCGGCACATCTAAAGCTGCTACAAGAGATGTAGTGTAAAGATAGTATTCGTACTTGACTGAGTACGCTTTATCTGGGTAGGGATAAAGACCGTAGTTATTATCAGGAGTTCTAAACACATTTGTAGGAATCGCACCTACATTTGTTTCATCTTCTTGAGAAATATTACGGCTTAAGTATTCTTTGTAATCTAGAATCTTTAGTTTACCGCCGCCACACCCAAGTGCATCATCCTTAACTAAACGAAAGGTATCGTAGTCCACGTGCTTAGCATTAGATGGTATGTTATAACGGGTGGTTGCTGCAGTAAGTGTATCTGTTTGTGTAGCGTGGTTAAAGGGCCAGCTATATTCTTTCTGATTTACGTAGTTAATGGAATCATTTACTGCGTTTTTACATTGGGTTTGAAAACCTCGTGAGGATACAAAGCCAGACTCAGTTAAGACAACTTCGTTAAAACGAGATATAACCTCATTAGTCAGATCTAAAAAATTATATGCCATTAGTGCCTCTCTGGATGTTGTAATGGGGCCAGCACAAAGCCAGCCCCAAGAAGTATTTTAGTTATGCTAGTCGATCACGATCTACTTCAGCTGCTGCACGAGTAGCACCCATTGGAGCATAAACTACAAAGAATTTATACGAACCTGCGGATGGTGCGTTAGAACCTGCAATTTTAGCAGAGATTAACGTGTCAGCATTAGTTGCATTGGTCAAACCATTTACGGCTGTAACGATAGCATTTGCTGTTTTACCAGCATTAATATCAACAGTACCTTGTGCGTCGATGTCACCACCTGTCACACCCAAGGATACTGCATTTGCACCGCCAACTGTAGCTGCTGCGATACACTCAGAACCTGAAGCAAGGACTACGCAATTGCGTGGTACTGTACCAATATCATGTACTGAGTTTGTTGTAAGAGAACCGTGTGCAAGAACAGCAGTCTCTAAACGAACTGGAGATTGTAAAGCCATTTTTATGCTCCCTTATGCCAAGTTGTATTTAGCAGTTACAAGAGCTTCTGGACGAAGAATCTTGCGACCGTATAGATGCATACCACGAACGATGTCAGCAAAGCTGTCTGGATCACGGTATGTTTCGGTTTTGTTGATTTGCTCAGCAGTTGCTACAGCAGAATCATGACCAGCTACGATAGCACCGTAGTTAGTGTTTTGGTTAGCTGAACCTGTAGTACCAGAACCAGTACCGACTGATGGCAAGTTGCTTGAAGTATATACACGGAAACCGTGGAAGTTGTTCAAGACCAAACCATTACGAAGGCCACCGGACTCACCGAAGTCTGCATTAAATAGACGAGAATCTTCGTCACGCAATACTTCCATGAAGACTGGATCGACTACCAACCAACGACCTTGGGTATCAACTTGCTGTTGGTCCAAAAGACGAGCCATACGGGAAACAACCATTGCTGGTGAAGCGTATGCAGTTGGGAGTGCAGTTGCACCTGGCAAACGTGCAGCGATTGGGATAGAGTGATCGCCAGCAGATGAAGTAGTGATGTTGCCAAAGCTATCTTTACGAAGCTTCATAGATGTCAACAATTCGTCTGTACCAGCAGTGTCTACAGCCTTAGTACCATTAACTTGATCGTTAACAGCGCCAGCTGCAGCATGCAAAGCAGACTGCTTGTAACCTGCCAGATAGCCCAGAACTTCTTGGTCATACTGGTCAGCCAAGCGGTAAGCCGCACGTGACGTAGCAAGATCCATGAAATTTACGTGGCTATGAGCCTCCTCGATGTCGTCCATTTTGAACGCAAAATAGTTGGCTTTGTCTACAACCAAAGAGAAATCTTCGTCGTCAAGATCTTGTGCTGTGATTTGTGTACCACGAGCATATGACGATACGCTTACTTCAGGTTCTTTGATAATTTTTACTGTGTCGCCTTGGGCAGCAATTTCTCCAAAATAATCAGAGTTAGTAACGTCGCCGCAGACTGTGGACTTGCGGAATGCAAGCTGTACTTTTTTAGAGTAGATTACGGAACTGAAGTTGCCATTAGGCAAGTTACCGTGTCCACCGGATGATGTGAAGGCCATTTTCTTTTCTCCTAGAATGTTTGGCTTTAAGATAGAGATATATACGAGTCTAAGGTATACACCTCAACTCATAGAAACTAAACAAGAAGGGAAGAGGCTAAGTTTTTCTAGGGTGCGTTTGACTAACAGTCGGCCAACCATTAGCTTCACGGGCCTGTACTTACTCAGGTAGTTCTTATTCATATGTTTAAGTTTTAAGGGTTGTTGGGCAAGAGAGGTAGTCCCATAAGGGAGGCTCTTGTTCCTGCCGATAGTTATACTCCGGTAAAAATAGATGTCAACACCTATCGTGCATTACCAGACATATCATAGATAAATTTACCAGTTCTCATAGCTTTGGTAATTTCATCTTGACGTTCTTCGAACTCTTTTGAAGACATCTGAGCAACTTCAGATTCTGAAATCTGACCTGCTGAATCAGTTGCATCTACTTTAGTTCTTGAACCTTTGCTCACTAGAGATGCTGCCTTCTTAGTAGAAGCCTTCTTAGCATCTTTGGTGAGACCTTTATCAGACTTATACAAGTCGATAACTCTTACGACAGAAGCAGGGTCATCTTGATTTTCATAGATTGCATCCTGTACCCACTTAGGTTGTTCTTCTGCCCAATCGTGAAACTCATCCGACTCTCGTAAGTTAATAAAGTCTGGATGGGAATCTAGAATTTTAGATTCAGCTGACTTACGTGTAGCCTCGTATTGAACTTTGTCTAGTTCAGACAGGCGTGACTCAGCTTTGTGAAACATCTCTTGTGCTTTTTTAGCAGCAATAGTTTCTACGATACCTGCAACATCTGGGTACTCTTTTGCCCAAGCCTCAATGTCTTCGTCGGACTTAGGTGGAACAACAGTGCCACCCTCCATACGTTTTTCAAGAGCACCGAACTTTTCTTCCCAGTCTTTTTCTTTCTGTTGCATGTGACGCCTAAGGTCACCGTACCGTTTCTTAAAAGACTTCTCTTCTCTATTTAGATTGGTGTTGTCTTCTTCAGCTTCTTCTGGGGCAGCAGCTTCATCTACTTGACCCCCATCTTCAACCTCTTCACCACGAGACTTTGCCTCTAACAAAGCAATTTCTTTTTCTTCTTCTTCAATTTGCTTTTGCTTACGTGCGTGGTTATACCCACGATCTACAAAACCTGCTGACTTTGGTGATTCAATTGTATCTGCTTCTGGCATCTTTACTTCCTTATGTTGGGGCTAGCATTATTGCTAGGTCGCCTTATCGTTGTAGTAATTAGTTATTATTTTTTACGCTTCTTCATTAGGCCACCCTTAGCGAAGCCGCCACCACGTTTTACTTTAGAGGAGTATGTCTCAGACCCACTAGATGTAGTGTTGCCTCCAGGTGTTGATGGCCCTATACCCTGATTTGCCTCTGAACGAGCTACTGATGCTGCCTGCACTGAGCGATTGTATTCATCATCTTGTGCAGCGGAACGTGAACCAGTACGTTGGACACTCACAGGTCGAAGTACTGTTGGTTGTGATACGGTGGCGACAGCTTCTTTTAGTGCAACTTCCTTACGAGCCTCAAGGGCTTCTAAAGCACGTTCGTAGGATTTCTTATTGTCCCCAAACATTTCAGGCGTTACCTCCACATCTTTTCCTGAGAAAGATGCAAGCTGTTGTGCAAAGTCGTTATGGCCTGATAAGCCACCAAAGGAGTTAGCTCCTTGAACAAGGAAGTTTGCATTGCCTATTAATTTATCTGCTTGTTTGTTGAGTGCTTCGGCTTCATCTTTAAAACCTTTTGATTTGGCAACCAATGCAGCTGTTCTTATTTCAGCAATTGTCTGACCTTGTTTTATACTATTAAATGCACCAAAGATTGCACCTAGTGGAGGAGACACTACCCCTAAAGCAGCAATACCTTTATTTACAAAAGGGTCTACCTCACTACCTGTGCCGATTGCGAGAAGCTGTTCTTTGGACATTTCAAAATAGTTTGTGTCGGGTTCTTTAAATTCAAACTCTACTGGCTCTGGAGGAGCCATACCCCCCTCTCCACTAGTATTGTTGTCTGTACTTTTTAGTACACAAGTACCTGTAATTGGGTCAAAGTCCATGCCCATAGCAGCACAAGATTCAGCAACGGAGCTAGGTCCAGTTGAAGCTGCGGGTGGTGCTGTACCTACTACAGGAGCCACTGCAGGGACTGGTGGTAGAACAGAACCAGCTGGTTGCATATAAGAGCCACCAAGTGTAGTAGCCCATGAAGGAAGTCCTGGAGCAGAACTGGAGTATCCACCTTCCGCAAAAGAACTAGTAGCTTCTTGTGGAGGGTTAGCTTGGTCCATTTGCTGTGGTTGCATGTTAGGGTTAGTTCTGCTAACTTGGATACCACGCTTAGAAAGTTCTTGTAGTAGCTCTGGCTTCTGTTGGATAGCTGCCATTACTTGATTAATAACTGCATCAACTCTATTAGGGTCAGCATAAGAAGCAGTTGGAGCAGAGACTTGTCCACCCCCAGCATAACCTACAACTACACCACCAGCATTAAGTCTCTGGTTAATCACTTGGTCATTCTTAGCAGCAAAGACTAGCTTGTCCATGAGGCCACCATTGGCTACACCAGTAGATAGCATCTGTTCTAGTTGAGCTAGGTCTTCATCAGTAATTTCAGAGGGGTCACCAGCTTGAGCCATCTGTGGTTCAACAGGTTCACCACCTATTCTACCATTAGCTTCCATGTTTGACAAGCCCATTTTAGCTTCAGAACGTAAATCTTCAAAGTATTTTACACCAAAGAAACGTACAACATCAGCAGGTACGACATACTCACCTTCAGACAGTTGCGCTGGAATATCGTCACGAACCTCTTCTGCCATTGATCCAGGAGGAATTTCATTGCCCGACACTGGGTCACGAGTCATACCGTCGTCACCAAGGCCACCTCTTGCGAATAGGTTCATCTGTTTATCCATTTCGTTTACTACGCCTCCTTGGGCAAATTCTTGGGTAAAATCCTGCTTACCAGTAACGTACCCCCTAAGCCTATTTAAAAAGGGAACTTTATCTGGTTCTTTTCTTGGTTGGTTCTGATACACAAAAGGGTCTACTCCGTCTCTGCCTCGATACTGATAGTTAGTCTTTTCTCCTTGTAGCATCTCGGCCCTAGCCTCAATAGGGAATTTCCTAGCACCAACTTCTGCCATAGACTGCACTACACGGGATTCAATTTCTCCCCCTGCGCCAAAATAAAATTCCAGATCTGCTCCTAAGGTTTCTTTATCTATTTCCAGCATCCGACGGGTAGTTTTTAAAATCTCTTTATTTAGCTCAGCTATTTCTTTGGTAAAGTTAGATACCCCATTTTGTCTAGCCCAAGCTTTTTGGACCTGGCCCGAGGAAACTCCATAGTCTCTTCCAATAGAAGCCCAAGACGGTCCAGTTAGTCCACTCGACCCTGATACCTGAGTTCTTCTTCTAAATATTTCAATCTCTTGTTTTTTTGTAAGACCCTTAATTGGAGTCTCTATCTCTTCTAACCTTCTACTAAGACTTCTTTCGGTACTATTTAAATCGTTTTCTAGACGCATCTTTACATCTTCAAGAGGTTTTCTTTTTTTGTCTAACTCTATTTCTTTTTTATCTAGTAAAGCTTTTGGTATATTTTTTCTGTTAGATCCTGGTACAAAATCTTCCCTAGCTTGAACTATGTGTTGTATCTCATGAAGAAGAACAGAGCGGAAAGCTTCTGTAGTTTTTGTATTTGCCAAGTTAATACTTACTAATCCAAGCTCCTTTGTTGCTGAGCCGCTTTCTCTGCCAGTGGGGTCGTTATAAAATTCAACATTTAGATTTTTTAATGTTGGGTACCTTTTAAATAACTCTTTATGCTCAAAAAATTCCCCTAACTTTGTACGTGTACCCTCAGTGTATTCACTTGTAACTTCTTTAAATTCATCTAGAGTTACCTGAAGCCTACCTAATTCTTTATTTTGCTTGAAAATATCTTCGAAAGACTTAACTGTAGATTTAGAATCGTCTATGTAGAATCTCCACTGACCATCATTAGGATCTACGTACCAGTTAGTCTTTTCCCAGATTTTTTTATTGGTGTTAAAATCTATTCCACCTTCTTTAAGAGTATCCGAATCTATTTTTGAGGACTGCTTTAAAAGTTTCTGAGCTTTCTTAAATCCCCCGCCAGTGCCAGCGTCTTTCATTCCTACGCCACCAAATATTCTCATGGTATTAGAAGTGTTTCCACCAGGGACTTTACCTAGAGTAGATGCCGTAGCAGTACCTCCAGTTAAACTAAAGACATCCCCAAAAGTAACTTCCCCTAAATCCTTTTTACCAGATAAAAGATTTCCAGGGATACTGAAAGTTTCCCAAGCATCTCCTAAAGACTCCTTGAGGAAATTAATAATTTGTTCTTTGGAAGGTGCAGTAGGGTTAGCTAAGTAGTCTTTAACTACAGGTACTATATCCTGTTCAATTTTTTCTCTGCCTGTGCGTTGGTCAGGGTCAGGTTTTACAAAGTAAGTTCCACCAAACACAGTTCTAAATTCTTTATTGCCAGCTTCATCGACAACACCAGTCCACCTATCTGACTCACTTGCATCTATAGGTCGGTTAAAGAATGGCACATTAGCAATAGACATTGCAGAAGTCTGTTCTTCT